CGCAGTAAGATATACAAATATAGAAAAACGATTAGATGCGGGTAGCGACAGGTTTAAAAAATCTGAGTTAATGCTGTGGGGCATCTATCCTCTAATCATTGGGCTTTTTATTGTAGAGAGATTATAGATGGCTATCCTATCCAGTCTAATTGGCCCAATTTCAGGGCTTTTAGATAAGTTTATTGAAGATAAAGATCAGAAGAATGCTCTAGCGCACGAGATTTCTACAATGGCAGATAAGGCCGCTAGTGAAAACGCCTTGGCTCAATTAGAGATCGCTAAGATCGAAGCCGCAAATCCATCCCTGTTCGTTTCGGGATGGCGACCCGCAGTTGGGTGGTGCTGTTGTCTGGCGTTACTCTACAATACGATACTATCTCCTGTATTAAGCATCTGGCTATCTGTTCCAGAAGTTGACAGTTCGTTACTAACGCCAGTCCTAATGGGGATGTTGGGTATGGGAGCCATGAGAAGTTTTGAGAAGTCCAAAGGCGTTCAGAGAGAAAAGTAATGCTAGCTGAGATAGCAGCAGCTAATGCTGCATTTCAAGTCATTAAAGGAGCCTTGTCTAATGGCAAAGAGCTTTATGATGTTTCGGCTAAAGCCACGGAATATTTTGACAATAAGTCAGCCATTGTTAAGAAGGCTAAGAAGGGCGGAGGTAAAGAAGAACTCCAGTGCTTCATGGAGCTTGAAAAGATTAAAGAGCAGGAGGAATGGCTCAAAGAATATATGATCTATGCGGGACGAGCAGACATGTACAAGGACTGGCTACAATTTCAGTCCGAATGTAAACGAGCTAGGGATACAGCAGAACGTGTTCGCAAGCACAAGAGAGCAGTCAACATAGCACTTTTTTGGTCTGTATTATTATGGGGTACAGGCGGTTTAGTAATATTGCCTCTTGGCTTATATCTAGCGTTAAAATTATTTGGGGTTGTATGAAATACTTTAAAATAGAAGAGTTTAATTGCCAAGAAACGGGCGAAAACGCTATGGACATTGAGTTTCTTGAAACTTTAGAGCACCTACGTGAGGTGTGTAATTTCCCGTTTACCGTTACTAGTGGGTACAGGTCAAAAAGCCACAGTATAGAAAAAGCCAAACAAAATCCGGGAACTCATGCACGGGGTATTGCCGCAGACATTAAAGTCTCTGGAGGTGCAGAGCGTTTATCAATCGTAAAACATGCTTCAGCTTTAGGGATGTCCGTGGGGGTTGCAAAAACCTTCGTACATGTTGACACTCGTAAGACTCCAGCTATGTGCTGGTGCTACTAGGAAAGAATCATGCCCCTAAAAAAATTACAGTTAAAAGCAGGAGTTAACCGTGAAAACACTAGATACACTAGTGAAGGCGGTTGGTATGAAAGCGATAAGGTAAGGTTCAGGCAAGGTATGCCTGAGAAAATTGGTGGGTGGCAACGTATATCTACGGCTACTTTTCAAGGTGTTTGTCGTTCGCTACACTCGTGGGTAACTCTTGCCAATATAACTCTAACGAGTGTAGGTACAAATCTTAAATACTACCTAGAGAATGGCGGTGCTTATTACGACATAACGCCTATACGCGCTACTATTACGCTTACAAACCCGTTTACTACTGCTAGTGGCTCTACAACAGTAACTGTTACCGATGCTAACGGGGGGTATACTGATGGAGATTTTGTTACTTTTAGCAATGCCTCTGCATCTGGAGGGCTTACGTTAAATGGCGAGTTCCAGATAACATTTTCGACAGGTAATACTTATACTATTACCGCAGCTTCGGCGGCTAATTCCAATGCTACAGGTGGCGGTACAGTTACAGCTACATACCAAATTAACTCTGGAACCGCGTTAGAAGTCCCCCTAGTAGGTTGGAGTGCAGGTACGTGGGGCGAAAGTACGTGGGGTAATGGTGGAGCTAGTACAGAAAGCCTTCGTATATGGAGCCAAGGTAATTTTGGAGAGGATTTAATACTTGGTCACCGAGGCAGTCCTATATACTTCTGGGATGCTTCAGAAAACACCCCCTTAGATAATCCTGCTACCCTACTTAGCGCGGAGTCTGGGGCGTCAAATGTACCTACGGTACAGAATATAATACTTGTATCAGATATTAATAGATTTGTGTTTTGTTTTGGCGCTAACACGTTAGGCACTACTACTCAAGACCCCCTGCTAATTCGGTGGTCTGACCAAGAGAATGCTACTAACTGGACGCCTGCTGCAACTACTCAAGCGGGCGATATTAGGTTATCGCGGGGATCAGAAATAGTAGCGGCAGAGCAGACACGGCAAGAACTTTTAGTGTGGACTGACTCCTCTGTATACTCGCTACAGTATGTCGGGGCACCTGCGGTATGGGCAGCGCAGCTTGTGGGAGAGAACTCTTCTATAGTGTCTCAAAATAGCGTAGCTGTTGCAGATAACGTTGCCTACTGGTTTGGCAAAGATAAATTCTATACGTATGACGGGGGAGTAAAAGTGCTACCTTGTGACGTAAAACGATACGTATTTAGGGATATAAACAGAGATAATATAGAACAGATATTTGGTAGTACCAACGAAGGGTTTGATGAGATATGGTGGTTCTACCCGTCTTCTAATAGTAATACTAACGACAGATATGTTGTATACAACTACGTACAAAAAATATGGTACTACGGTAACCTAGCACGTACCGCTTGGATAGACTCTGGTATAGGAGATTTCCCCGTAGCCGCTACTAATAGCAATAACCTAGTACAACACGAAGTAGGGCTGGACGACGCCGAAACAGGCACCACAGTGCCAATAGTAGCCTCTATAACGTCTGCACAGTTTGATTTAGATGATGGGCATAAGTTTATGCTAGTGTCTCGTATGTTGCCTGATATAACCTTTGACGGGTCTACGGCAGATTCACCTGTTGTAACCATGTCCATGTCTGCCTTGCAAAACTCTGGCTCTGGGTTTAACGACCCTCTATCAGAAAGCGGAAACAGCGGTGGCTCCGTAGTTAGGACAGCTACCTCTCCCGTTGAACAATTTACGCAGCAGATATACTTGCGCGTGCGAGGTAGGCAGGTTAGCTTTAAAGTAGAGTCTACAGCTCAAGGAGTAACATGGCAGTTAGGCTCCCCTCGCGTTGATATGCGCCCAGATGGGAGAAGATAATGTCGGCAGATTTTACAGATTATGGGGTAGAGTTCCGCGCTCCTTTGTTACCTAGTCCTCCTGACGAGTATAATAAACTCGCGTTTGAGAAGTTTAATAACTCTCTACGTTTGTACTTTAATCAGGTAGACCAAGCCCTGAGAAATGATACACTTGTACTTCAATCTGAAGCTACTACTTGGTTTATGAGCTAATGTCTAATACATACATAAATGCAAAACTAGACCTAACTGCTACTAGTGTAACTACGTTGTATACCTGCGCAGCTTTGACTACGGGTATAGTTAAGTCTATGTTAGTATCTGAAGACACGGGTAACGCAGACACTATTACCGTGACAATAACTAATGGCAGTGCTGTGTACAGCCTGTTTAAAACAAAAGCTGTAGGTGCAAATACTACAGTAGAGTTATTGACCGCTCCGTTAGTAGTACAGGCGGGGGAGATATTAAAAGTAACCGCAGCTACTGCCAATAGACTGCATGTCGTAGCCAGCATCTTGGAGATTACGTAATATGGCTACTTACACACCTAAAGAATCTACGCCAGCCAAAGAGGAAGACTCATTTTACGCTGATTTTAATCTAGCTAGTTGGTACGCAAGAATATTAAAAGGAGATACTTTTGACGCTAACCTCCAAACCAAAAAAGATTATGCCTTTAGCAACTTTGATCCTAACCGTGGAGAACTAGCAGGGACAAATTCTGATGGTTGGGCTATGGATGAGTTGTTAGGTCTACCTTTTGTAGACCATATTAGGGAAGGTGGGATTAGTAATAGTATCTCACTCTCAAGTCCTTTTGAAGTAGATTACGATTACGGCTACGACAATCAAAACCTATACATGAAGCTACCAGAAACGGGTGGCAATAACAGCATGATTCAAGGGTTTTCTGACGAGGAACGTGCGCAATATCAAGATTTAATGGATCGTGGCAGGTTTATAGATTCTAGCGACGGTAATGCTGGGCCGGGCGAATACACGATGATCTGGATCGAAGACCCCCCAGAGCAAAGTTCTTGGTCACAGTTTTTAAGTAACCCAGCAGTAAACATAATGGCCGCAATAATTCCCGGCGGTGCGCAAGCTATAGCCGGGTTAAAAGCCGTGTCAGGCGAGACTATGCACGCAAGTGACTGGTTTGCTTTCGCTGGTGGGTACGATGTTGTAGGTCAAAAATTTGGAGAGTTCGCTGCTAATATGGGAGATGCAGCGAGTGCCGCTGTGGGTGGTAGTGAGTTTTTAGCTAAGGCGGTAACTGCCGGAACTAAGAATGCTATTGCTGCATTAATAACAGACCAAGACCCCCTAGAGGCGTTCTTAACAGGGGGCGCACAAGTAGCCGTTGGTAGAATACTGGGAGAGGTAAACGAGCTAACGGGTGGGGCATTAGATAGTTTAGAAGAAATAGGCGTATTTACTGACGACACTAGAGTATATGGCGACGACGGCAAAGTAATATCGGGGTCAGCATCTCAGTCGGTAGGTAAAATAGCTAGAAGCATGATACAAGAAGCCGTTGCTTCTCAGCTAGCTACGGGCGACATAAACGAAGCTCGTATGGCTCAGATAGTATCGTCAGCAGTAATTACTACAGATACACTAAAAGGTTTTGTAGGAGAAAAACTACCTTCTGGTGGCATACAGATGATTACTACTTCTCTCCAGAGTTCGCTAAACGCGGCTATATTAGGGGGAGATGTTTCTGATGCGTTCTTAAATAGTTTAGCCGCTCAACTTGAACGTTCTGTTAGGCAATCGCTAAACAACGGCACTTTTGGAGAAGATTTTGCAGAGTTTTGGGATAGAGCGAGTGGAAAATACGGCATATTAACTGAGCAAGCGTTAGTAGCAGATGGAGCTGCGACAGCCCGTGCAGAGGCAGCAAAAGAAGTAAATGAAGTAAATAATTTAATAAACGATGGCGCGGAAAAACTAACCGCCCTAAGTAAAACAGTTAATGACGCAAATGACGCTATGGGCGGCGGCTATGGGGCAGGCGCAACAATAGAAGAAATAGATGCTTATGAAGCTGCTCTAGCTGCATACGAAGACTATGAAGCTGAATTTACAGACACGCTAAATAATGATTACATCCCTAGGATTGATTCTGGAACTGAAACCTATAATAAAGCTACCGATGCCTACAATACCGCAGCGGACTTATACCAAAGCACCTATGATGGCTTGTCAGATGGAGGCGACGAGTACGACTCTGGTTTTGCTGATGCGTTGGCTAACATTAACGAAGCTACTGTAAACAACTTAAGCCCTGATTTTGATGCTGAGTTCTATGCCGAGCAGAACGGTATAACTAAAGAAGAGGCGTACAACCACTATCTAGCCAAAGGATTGTTTAGCAACCTACCTTCTAACCAGACTACTCTTACGGCACAGAACTCTGCGGCGGTAAATAGCGTAATAAATGCTGCCGCAAAAACAATAGGTTTAGATGCCTCTCAGTTAACTGACGCCCAAAGAAAAACTATAAGCGAAAAACTGACTACTATGGCTGGGTCGGGAAGCATATCAGACATACCCGAACAGAACGCTGTACAAGGCTTACTAAGCTCTATTAACAACCCCGATGGTACAGGCGAAGAGTTCTTTAAAGCTACACAAAATAATGACGGTAGCTGGGACTACGAGTATTCTTCTACTTCTAGTACGTTTGGTAAAGCTGAAGGAGTAACCAACGCAGATATACGCGATGGTAAGGCAGAATTAGTAATAGACTCTGACACAGGACAACGCGTTTGGACGAATGTACCTACGGAATCTCATTGGAATGAACATTTAGGAGACATAGTTCAGACCGACTCAGAGTCAGGCGAGCAATTCTACATGGATGCTGATGGCAACCGTATGAATCTTCTGGATATACCAGATGTAGATATGGATGCAGTAAACAATGCTAACCCTAACATAGGTGTTGGAAACGAAACCCTGCAAGATTTAGCAGAAAACGACCCTCAAGCCTTTACTGACGTAGTAAACGATAACAACCTTTCAGATACAAATACAGGGTCTACTGCCGCCAATTGGTTTCTACAGGCACTGGCAGACGGAGCTACCTACCTACAAGGTAATGAAGACACCCCGCCTGCTAGCGAAGCTGCTCAGAATGCGTACGCTAACGGTATACGAGCAACCGCAGGGATAATCGAAGCGTTTAATGGCTTTTCTATCGCGTTTGGTTCTGACCCTGCGGGTACCGCAGCGGGTAAGTTTGCTGCTGATATGGCTAAGATTGGAGAAGGCGCTAACACCGCTGGATACCAAGAAGCCGTTGGCGGTATGCGGGAGTTCCAAGCGGGGCTAGAGCGTAAAGACGACCCTAATACTCCTATAGTCTACGACGAAAACGGTGAGTATGTATCTGGAGACGAGAGTAAGAAGAGTCTTTGGGAAGGTGCTCAGGGTATATTTAAAACCGCAGGTAATCACCCCGCAGCATTCTTTGGAGAATACATATCCGTAGAGTTCATGCAGGAAGCAGCGCCGTTATTAGTGGGTAGTCTAGCTACTATACTAGCTAGGGGCGCGGCAAAAGGCTTAGGTGCTGGACTTACAAAGGAACTATCACAAGAAGCCGCACAAGCAATAGGTAGAAAAGCAGGTCTTACCGCTGCCGCAGCCACTGATGTAGCAGAAGCATGGGGAGGCACCGCAGGTGGTGCGTACGAGCAAGGCCACGCTACCTTTATGAAGATGGCGGGTAAAGAAGCAGACATATTAGAATTATCTGGCCCTGCTAGAGATGCTTTCTTAGCTGCGCAAGATATAAAAGCACGGGAGTATGCCCTAAATTTAGCTATTAATGCCGGTAACGTAGCCGGAGTCATGGTTGTAGGTTCTCTTGCCGTAGGTGGTATGGCGCTCGAAAAGCTGTTTATAAACGGAAAGCCTCCCGCAGAGTTTGGAGGGCTGTACAACGAAATAGCACGGCGGTTGTCAGAAGGCGCGACAATAACCATTAAAGAAGGCGTAACAGAATCCTTTGAAGAAGGCGCGGCTACTGCATACACGTCAGGACAGTTATCGTTAATAGACCCTGATATTGATGTAATGGGGGATGTTGGCGCTGCCGCTGCTATGGGAGCGTTGGTGGGGGGTACTGTATCTGGGGGCATATACAGCATATCGTCTACAGGTGACTTTGTATCCGACCTATTAATAAGTAATAACCCCGATGCGTTAGAGCTTCTAAACAACTCCGAAAACTACAGTCAAGAAGAATTACAGACCAAGCTAAACAATTTCTTGGGCGACCCACAAGTTGCCACCGATGCAATGAACTTCTTGTACGACGAGGTTTACACAAGCACTGCCGAAGCTGTTGATGCACTAGAAGCGCTAGGGCTACCTTACACACCTGAAGATGTTAACAACATTGTAGGCTCAACCTCCGATGCCGACTTAGATAATAAGTTAGCTTCGTACTGGGCAATGACCTATGGCAATAAGGATGATGGTAGTAATACTAATGTAGTTACTAACGATGATGGTTCTGTAACTACTACAAATGATGACGGCAGTTCTAGCACTGTAGATTCTGGCGGTAATTTAAT